ATTGGAATCGGAAGAAAAAATTGGCTCTTCGCTGGCGCTGACACCGGCGCGGAGACATTGGCACGTGCCATGACGATAATCGAGACGGCCAAGATGAACGGCATCGATCCGCAGGCCTATCTGGCCGACGTGCTCGACCGCATTCACGATCACAAGATCAATAGGCTCGACGAACTGCTGCCGTGGAACTGGGCACCTGTGGCAATCATCTGCGCCGAGGCCGCCTGATGGCCACCATCACCCATGTCTTCACCATCAACCATGTCGCCGAAATGCTCGGCGAAGACCGGGAACTCCTGGAGGCGATCGTCAGCAATTCCGACAATTTGACCTATGGAAGTATCATCAGCGTCGTACACGGTGACGATGAGACAATCACCGCACTGACCGACGATGGCATCGATGAGCTGAGGCAAATGCTTGCCGATGCGCGCCGTTCGCCTGAAGCCTGGAACGACTTCCTCGACTGCTTCGTCGACGACGAAGAAGTCATCGCTCGCGTCAAGGCGAAATCTCCGCGGTAACAATCGGCCGGTTACGATCTTTCTCACTGAAAGGCCCCTTCCTTCGACGAAAGAAGAGGCCCGGTATTTTCCAGCTAACGAACTCTAGTGGTGCAATCAGCGGCCTTGCAGATCTAAAGGAAGATCATTGCGATGTAGCCATCGACCAAACCTCAGAGCGGGGTGCTTAGCGTCCAGAAAGAATACCGTGGGCTTTTCTTGAAGCTTTAGCTTTAACGTCGTGTCAATGAACGGGGACAACGCCGCCCTGTAAATTCGGAACTTCACGCGTGAACGAATACGCTCGTCAGACTCTGAGAAACGTGCTTTCTTCGCCATTCCTCCTTCCGTCTTCCGCGAACCGTCCGAACGCTTTGCCTTCCCTTTTTTTCTAAGTACCCGATCTTCTTCCATCTTCCGCAAGCCGTCTGGACCTACGGCCTGCGCAAAATATGTCTGGCGGCTGGATCGCGTCTTCCAGAACGGCTCCAGCAACGACATCATCTCTGCTGCGGTGGAATGCTCATGCTGCTTGAAAGCATCTAAGAGTTGCGGGTCCTTATAGTCGTGCACGCCTTCACCAAGATCTCCGGAGACTACGAGATGACATGCAACGAGCGCCAAGCCCAAGCGCTCGTCGCCAGTCTCCATAAACCGGTTCCAAACGTTGAAAAACACGTCCCACTGAGCGTTCATCGCGTCGGCGCGCTTCTCTTCGTACGAACGATTTCGTTGGCATAACTTCAATGCCCGGTGAGCGCCAAAGTGGAAGGCCTGAAACGGAGATGGGTCCGGTGAGTGATAGAAGTAAGCCCGATCAGTTCGCTCAACGATAACACGTTTGCCGGGCCGCTTCGGGCTAGGATCTACGAAAAGCCCCTCGGCCGATATGTTCCATGACACCCGATTACTAAAAGCATGGACGCCAATGATTTGCTTTCCAGTCATCCAGTCGTCGCACGCGACAACAAAGTGATCCAGCTCCGGATCAGAGTTAAACCGCTTCACGATCTCTTCCAAGACGGTCTCATCTGCGAAGACCATATCCGCGTCTAGCTTCAAGAAGATGTGATACCTTCCGCTGTTATCCATGATCTCATTGTAGAGGGCTTGATGCGATTCAACGTTGCCGAGCCCGCTGAATACTTTGTGCGTCCACCGCTTGTAATTCTGATTCTCGAGTGATCGCTTTGATTGTGCGAACTCGTTCTCGCCAGAATGCAGCGTAAGCACCGACACATCTGGTGTTCGCGACCAAGGCCGAACTATTCTTGGAGGCACTCCGTCGATTGCAACAGTTTTCTTCTCCAGCGCTAGCCTTCGGATATCAGCGCCTCCATCCTCAAATGCCCTTGTAAGTTCTTCGATTGTCATTCCACGAATTGCATCATCTAGATGCAGGTAACTTTCCCTCATCAACAGAAGGTATCTAAGATACCTCAGGGATCCATCATCCAGCGCTCGTTTGCCATCAACAATCGTAGCAAAATGATTCTTATAAGTTTCGAATGCCCTTCTACTAAACGCGTCGTGATACTTTCCATACAGACCGCGCTGAATAAAAAAGTCCTTCACAAAGTCAAGTTCTCGGTACTTATCAAGCTTGTGCTTATCACTAGTTTTATTTGTAACCGAATCTGATCGAACCAAATACTTATAGTAAACACCACCAATGACGTTTACGTTCTTCGCGTACGCAAAGATTCGGGGGGTTGTCGCTGCATCCTGATAGTATATGTGATCGGGAAAGAATATTTCATTCTCAATATACAGCGAGGTCCGCCACAACTTGTTCCAGAATGCGGGGTTAGCGATCTTGTACGGGTCCTGATCGTCGGGAATTGGATCCAGTGATCTGACTGACTGCATGTGTTTCGACAACACCTTCCCAGTCTCATCGACCCTTTCATAACCGCTTACGACGACGTCGTAATGGCCATCTTGAGTGCCCGCGTAAAGTGCCTCAAGCATCGTGGGAGCAATGTAGTCATCGCTGTCGACGCTTGCGATATATGGCGCCTTCGCGTGCAAGATACCCGTGTTGCGCGCTCCGCCTAGGCCGCGATTTTCCATGTGGTGAATAAGCTTAATACGACTGTCTTCGCTGGCTAGACGCCGCACAATGAGGGCACTGTTGTCTGGAGAGCAGTCGTCAACGCAGAGGATCTCTATGTCCGTAAAGGATTGCTCCATAATCGAGCGGACGCACTTTTCGACAAATCGCTCAGTTTTGAAAAGGGGAACTATTACCGAAATTTTGGGGTTCATTTAAGTGCCGTTCAGGTTGCAGAAAACGGGCACTATTTGGTGCAATATCTTCCAGCAGTCAACTATAAGATTGCACCCGAATGAAGCTGCTCCCTAACGCCACACCTTTAAGTCGGACCGCTGCGCAACTTGAGATTTGATCCGTTCATGTGTTTCGACTGATATGGCAGGGAAGCGATCATAGTGGAACTCGCAATAGATTGTGTTGACCAGATCAATTGCATCAGTATCTAGCATGCGTTGGAGAAGCTTATACTCGGAGCCCTCAATGTCGATTTTCATCGTAATGTGAACGTTTTCAGTGAACGTGTCCAACAACCAGCGAGACAGATCGATAGTTTCGACCAGCACATACTTCTCATACGATATTTCAAACTCGGGGTAATCCGGCATAGAACGTTTTCCGTCGATCAAGGTCGAAGAAAGATCATGACCTAGGTAAAACCGCTTTACTCCATCCAGAATCCAGGCAGCTTTCTCAAATATCAGGACACTGTCATCATTAAACCGCGCTCGCAAATTTTGCGCGAGACTAGGGTTTGGTTCAAACCCGTATATGAGCGCCTCCGGGTTCTTCTCCGCGAAATTCGCAATAGTCTCTCCGACATTTGCACCAAGATCTATGTAAACCTCACGCGAGCCCATAACACACCATTTCCTACTAAAGCGCCTGTTTCACTGTCATGGTGTTATGCAAGACCCAATACAGACTTGCAAGGATTGTGCGGAGTTTCGAACGCGCGCCCCGCGCGTATTGCTCATCTTGTTCTCCAAAGATGGGACCGCGGCTCGCGCTGAAGCCGTTTAAGTTGACTCTTAGGGGGGAACCGTTCTTCTAGCGCCGACAGAATCCGCGCTTCCCAAACCGGCAAGAAAGGTACCCAGTAAACAATGACCGATACTGCCATCTACCCCGAGCTTGACCCGTCTATCGCAAAAATGCTCGACGCCTCGGAAAACAAGTATGTGATCGGACAACGCGAGCGCATTAAGTTGTCGATTAGGTATGCGCTTCGACACGGTGTGGTTAAAGGAGACGTTCTCGACGTAGGTGGCCATTCCGGAGGCGAAGTGCATGACGCTTGGCGTATGGCCTTTCCAAATGCAAGAATCATACCGACGACAACCGATCTTCACGATCCGTTGCCGTTCGAAAGCGGGTCGTTTGACGGGTGCATTGCGGGCGAGATCTTCGAGCACATCGGCGACAAGGATTTCCGCACGTCCATAAAAAACTTCAGCGGTGTAATTAATCTTCTGGTCGAGATCTTGAGGGTACTGAAGCCAGGCGGTCGGTGCTTTCTAACAACCCCGAATGCTTGCTCTTTTAAGAATATTGCGCTTGCGATGTGCAACACGCATCCATTTATGTACACTCTTCACTATCGGGAATACGCAAAGCATGAAATCGAGAAGATGCTCGCCTTCATTAAGGCTCAGATTGTCACATTTGAGACCAACGATGTCTTCCGCCAAGCAAACGAATTCGTCGAAGCGATTAAGAAGTTCTGTGAGGAACACAAGCTGCCGATGAATGACCGTGGCAACGACTTCTTCCTGGTATTCGAAAAACCACTCGACTGGCAGATGCCCGAAATCCCCAACAACACGGCGCACATCGTCTATCCGGACGACAGGCGGGAAAAATTCATCCGGCCTTGGTCTATGAACGAGAAAAAGCGCTACGTCGGCGAGGTGTGATCAGCGGGGATAGTTTCCAATCGTCGCCGACTTCACGCTAAATAGGCATAACGGAATACTTGCGAAGCGCCGGCACGATTCTCAACGCGAAGATTGCCGGCGATCACGCCTACCGTAACGTTCAAGTCAGTCCCGGTCGTGCCGGAAACGTCAGTATTGACGGCCACAAAGTTCGCCCCGCCGAACTGCTTCGTCGCCGAGAATGCCGCCGTCCCCGTGTCGTAAAAGACTGCACCAGACCTGAGCGGATCGGGGAAGTTCCCGTTTTCCGTAGTGCCGCAGCAGGTGATCACGCACAGGCCGCCGTTCTTCGGCGTCGGAATGCTTGCCGCGGCGTCATCGGCGATGGTGACCGTTCCGGCGAACAGTAGGTTCGCTTGAACACGGCCGGCTGCGTCCACGATTACCTGCGAACCGCCCGTCTCGTCTTCGAAGATGTAACGATCCGTGCTCTTCCTGAAGCGGTGACCGACATACGAGCCGAATCGGCGAACCATATAGTCATCGTCGGTCGACGTGCTCGGAGTGAACACGCCCGACGCCGCAGAATAGCGCTGACCAGTCAACGACGAGTCACGCGTCTGATTGGGCGAGAAGTCCACCCCATAGCTGGAATTGCCCTGGAAGGTCACGTCCACGCTGTCGGACGTCGCGACCATGCGAGAGCCGGTAGAATTCGGCAGGGGCGCTCCGCTGACGTTTATCTCCTTGCTTTCCTCGTAGCAGCCATCGAACTGGATTTCCGAGCACTTGCCGAAAATCATGTTGATGTCATCTCGGCCGATGAAGGTTGAATTCAGGAACTGAATACCGCGCATCGTGTCGCCGGATATCTCCAGAGCGCCAGACGGGGAAGCGAACGGCGTCGTAAGGAAGCTCGACGTTGCCAGGTGCCTCGACTGATGCCAAAGGCCGCGCACAAGGCAGTTGATGAAATCCGTGCCAGCGAAGCCCCAGTTGTTGCCGACGACGGTTTCCGGACTACGAATCGTGATGCCCCGGAAGCCCTGAAAGTGAGACCGGATCGCATGGCCGACTTCGTTCGAAGGAACCTTGCCGTCGCCGATGTTGTGCGCAGTGACGAGTAGCCCCGATTTCCGCCAGTGACCACTTACGTTGCAATCTTCGATCTGCCACCAGTCCGCATTGCGTGCCCAGACACCAACATCCCAGTCATCTGAGAGGCCGCCTGTGGTCCCCGCATACCCCGCGACGCCGTTGAAGTTCGGATAGATGCCAAGCCCCTTGAGGCCGGACGCCTTGCCGAGGATGACTGCAGCGCTGAAGTTCGCCGTTAGGTCGAGCGTCCTGTAGGTGTCGCCCCGCGTCCCGCTGTCGGCCAAGTATGCCGTCCCTGCGTCGGGGTTTGCGACCGACGTAGAAGTGGCACCAGCGATAGCGTGTTCCTTCGTGCCTGTCCCGGCGAACAGCAGCTTGGTCCGGTGGCCGTACTCGTAGCCGCGCCCCTGACCCTCCAGAACCACGCCATCCGGGATTACGAGCTTGCGGGTCAGGGCGTACGTTCCGGCGATAATCTCACACTTGACGCCAGCCGCAACCATTGCCTCGAAGGCCGAGGTACTGTCGTTCACGCCAGCGGGATCCGCAGCGCCAGGGGCGTCAAGAATGCAGTAGGTGTCCGTGGCGCGGGCCTTCATCGTGCGGAGCGTGCCGCTCGGCCAGACAGCTACCGCCGCGCCCACGCCTTCCGCTGCAGCGGATGCCGCCGCCGTCGCCTGCGCAGCCTCCGCTTGTGCGATAATCGCACTAGACGCCTGATCGCTCACCAGTCGGAAAGTGCTGCCCGACACAATGCCCATTACGATCATGCCGGCCGTCAGTCCGCCGACCGCGACGTTGCCGCCGCTGTTGGTCTTGATCGTAAGCGCCGTGCCGCCGTTGAAAGAGACCGTGACCGGCGAAGCCGTGTTTGCCTCGAGGATATTTAGCCAGACGAGCGCGGAGCCGGAAACGGGAATCGACGTCGTCGCCTGAATTCCGTTGGCTGTGCCAGCACCGACATCGGAAGCGATGATGAAGGAGAACGGCAGGTCGGCGACACGCGTCCACGAGCCAACGCCAAATGCGCCGATCTTGCGGTAGATGCCGTTGTTCGCGACCGTCGCATCGCCAATGACCCAGGCCATGGTGTTGGCAGCGTGCGCCAAGCTGGCATCCAGCGATGCCTTCGAAGCGAATATCAGGCCGCCATTCGACAGGAAGGCGTTGATGATCGATTCGTAGCCAAGCAGCAATTGACGAACGTCAGACTTCTTGACTTTGTGGAAACCAGAAGACGGCACGCCGTCGGTTTCGTAATCGCGATACACGGTCGCTGCGGTGGCCATGTCTTCTCCATGTAAAGAAAAAGCCCGCGCGAGGGCGGGCTGCAAAATCTGAAAAGTTGGTGGTGCCGCTATGCGCGGCCGCTTTGGCGCTAGGTGACGACAAACGACCCAGTCGCGACTGCCGTCCCAGGTACGCCCGACGGGTTGATCGAAAGCAGCCAGCCACAATAGGTGCCCGCCCCCAAGCTCGTCACGACGCGCAAGTCAGTCGCGCTCGGCGGCCCGTATTCGGTCGCCGCAAGCGTTGCCGTTCCCAGATCGTTGACGGTGTTGATGTAGATTCGGCAGGCGAAGTAGTTGCTGCTGTTCGGCGCGGTCCATTGGAACTCAGCCTGCCCAGCACCCGGCGTCACACTGACTGCCGTGACCGGACCCGGCGCAACCGGATCGGCCGTAGCCGTTAACAGCACGTAATCGGTCCATTCGGACTTTGACCCGCCGCCCCACGCCCTTAACCTGACGCGGTATTCCTCGCCGTCCACGAGGTAGCCAGAGCGCACTTGCGTGTCACCAGCCTGCGAGAACACCGACTGCACGCCCGTCGAGCCGCTGGTGCGGTCGTATTCGAGTTCATACGTCAGCGTGTCGTCGACAAATGCCCACGTCGCATTAATGAATGCCGCCGTGGCGCCGCCCGAAACGACTTCCGTTTGGATCGTCGGCACGAAGCCCGTAGGCGCCGGCACGCCATCGTCGGGCAACGGCTCGACGGACTCGCCAGGCTCGCCCTCTTCCGTTGCGGCGTTGAAGCTGTAAAGCGACGCCGAGACAAGAATGCCCGAGAACGAAATGCGCATGTTGCGCAGATCGATCGTCACGCTCGATGTGATTTCAACAACAGCCTCAGCCAGTCCCCGCGACGGATAATGAACCGTCACGAAGCGCCGGTAAGGGATATCCCTAACGCCGTCTGCCGTGTAGTCCGCGACCACCGAGACGCGCCGAGCGTTCGCCCTGACAAACGTCAGCTTCTGCTTGCGCTGGCAGTGGTTGTGGCTCTGGATTGCCGCATTGTCGAAAGTCCGCGTGCGCTCCGTGTTGTCGTCAACGACGGCATACGGGTCGCCATAGATCGCGGCGTCTTCCGTGATGTAGTCCTTGGCCGTGTTGACGTACCGCCCGCGAACGCCGAGCACCGTGTTGGCGCGGCGCTTGTTCTTGTCGACGCGGATGCTGTAAATGCTCTTCGCTTCCAGCCGCACGTCAGGCGTCACGAACTCACCGGCATGCACGCCGATCTTGCCGTCGGAGCGCTCATAGACGACGAGCTCAGCGGCCTCGTCCATGATGCGCCCGACTTCGATCGGGTCGTTGCTGGCGCGGAACCAGAAGCCGCCGTGATAGCGCTTCTCCGTTGCCCCGCTGCGGTTCGTGACGTCCTGATCGCAGACGTTGGCTGCATTCTGCCAATCCGGCAGATGCATGTTCTCGTAGGCCATCTTGCCGCCGACGGGGTGGCATAGATGCCAGAGCCGCATAAGCGCAAGGTTGCTCGAAAACTCCCAGGTGTTCGGGTTATTAGTGCGATGCGGCCCAGAGCCGCCTTGCGTGCTATCCTTGCGAGGATCGTAGAGCAAAGCGCCGTCGCCGACTGCCGAATGCTCCGGCATGCCGTTGGGGTACACGTCGAGGTGGTCTTTTTGGTCAACGGTTGCGACGCGCATATAGACGGACGCAAGGCCGTCGCCGCGGCAGTTGTTGTTCCAAATGGTCGGAAAGGCCGCTACCACGTCGGAATAGGCGGTCTCGGCGTTCAGTCCCTGCCTCGTTTTGATGTGAACGAAGCTGACGCCGTCCTTGTCGTAATTTCCCGGCGAAGTGACGCCGCCTTCTGCGTTCAGCGTGGCTTTCTCGTCGTGCAGGTAGTGCTGCACAAATTGATGGATGCGGTGACCGGCCCACACCATGATGTGGTGCGCTTTGCCGCCCTTCTCCTCTAGAAAGACGTAGTCACTGCCCTTCTTGGTTCTGCCGAGAACGTAGGCGAGCGAGGGCACGCTCTGCTTCAAGTTATAGCTGCCGTCGTCTGGCTTCGGCACCTTCGGCTGCTCAGGCGAGAAAACAGAGCTGGCAAGATAAAGACCGCCAGCGAACACCGCGTAACCAAGTGCCGTAGCCAACGGGCCGGCCAAGGTCGTGGCGATTGCCGTCGAGGAAATAAGGAAGGAGAAAATCGGCCCCGCGATTAACTGTGGCATTCAGATTCTCCAAGCCGCTAGCGTGCGCGCCGTCATTCGGCCGAAGCCGCCGTTCATGCGAACAAGCCAGCCGCTACCGCCGTGGATGGCGCCGAACTGGCGATGAATGTTGATTGGGCTGCCGACGACGCCGATGTCGCCGCGCTGCGGTCGCTGGATGCGTTTGCCGCCAATGTTGGCCACACAGGACGCCACCAAGGGCACAGCGCCATGGTGGGCCGCTATGATGCCGCGGAAGCCTTCGTCGCTGTCGTACGCGCCACGCAGGTGCGCGGCGGGGTCCGGATGGCCAAGCCAAACCGCCCAGTCGGCGAGAACCATGCAGCAGTCGACATCACCGGGTTGCCAAGGGCGCTTGTTGTTGTCGGCGAGGAACGCAGCGAGTTGGTCGTATTGACACGACTTATGGTGGTCGCCATGCTCGCACGGCAACAAGAGGGAGTTGATCATGTCGGTAGATGTTCAGTTGGACCTAACGGCCGTGCAGAAGTTTATTACGGCGCACCAAACGGCGCTGATGTCTTTCTGCCGCGATTGGCGCGAGGCGTACCCCGACAAGATCCCGCAGGCGGAGCAGTTTTTGCTCGACCTTGAAGCCGAATATCAGTTGCCCGAAGGCTCCTTTTTGAAGGTGACGCGCGTGCTTCGTGGAGAAGCCGACGAGGCATAGAACGACATTTCCCCGCGCTCATCGACCTTGACGCCGACGGTTACGGAGACCGTCGGAATTCTATTTGCTGCCATCTTGGTCTCCTACCAGTTGGGCCACGAGATTTTTTGATCCCGCATCAACGGCACGCGCTTGCAAATTCCGTCGTCGGCCGCAGATGGATTGAGCACGGCTGAGCGCGCACGCTGGTCGACGTCAGAGAGAACTGATCCGTTAGTGACCGTGCGCATTGTGAAGCGGTTGGTCACCTCGATGTTGACCGCAGACCGGATGTTGTCGCCAACTCCTTCATCCACCACATCGAGGTTGTCGATTTCGCCGGTAAAGACAACGATCGGATCGCCGTCGGGCTGCTCGTCCTCGTCGAGGATCTGCAACTTCACGACAAACGGTGAGCCCTGCACGCTTGCCGTCTCGTCATATTCCCAGATGCTGTCGGCGGCCGACTGGCTCACCGAGATGAGCGATAACGCCAGCGTGTATGCCTCGCCGTTGATGGCGGCTTCGAGCGACTGCAGCGCGTCCTCCGTGAACTGCGCCGGCCGATAGAAGTTACCGTCGCCATCGACGAACGTGCCGCCCGAGCCATCCCATATTCGGATCGTACTTTCTGGCAGCGCCACGTCGCACAGGATGCGCAGCGATTTAATGGACATCGACTACCGGCCCGACGCTCACTACCGGCCCGCGCTTCAAGATCAGCCGCCAGCTGTAGGTAGCGCGCCGTATCACTTGGAAAGGCTCGTACCCTTTCGCGGCCCACTCGTTCAGGGTGGCCTCTACGGTGGTGTGCTTGTCCTCGAGTAGGTCAATAACCTTGTACATGCGCCCCTCCTACTGGTTCCAGTAATCCACCGCCTCGACAAACGAGACAGACGGCAACGAGAATTTCCCGACCGCGTTCTGGTCGATGTCCATGCCGCGATCCTCTGCTAGGTGGCAGAGACACGTCGGCTGGTCGAACTCGAGATCAGCGCCGGCAGGAATGAGCTCGCGCACCGACGGCGAAATCGGCACAGTCCAGATGTCGCCATCCACGGCAGTAACCGGCCCCGTTTCGTACAGGGCGTGATTGTACGAAAATCGCACGCCGACGAGGTTGGCGTCGGCGTTGATGATGCGCAGCCGGATCGACGTTGCGCCTACCGCAGTCACGCCGTCGGTAACGACCGATATGGCGCCCTGCGTGTATGGCGTGTCGTCGTCAAACGGGCTGTCGTCGCTGTGGTCCGTCTCGATAACTGGCTCGAATTTGCCGGAGACGTACGGCGCCGAAAGCGACGAGCGAACGCGCACCGCAATCAGGCCGGGTCGTCCGCCTAGTTTCTGCCTTATCGCGTTCCACGTTTGCCAGGCCCGTCTCTCGCGATTTTGCATCACGATACCCGAGTACGTGACGCTCCAGAATCCCAAGTCCGTGCGGGTCGATGGTTCGATGCCGCCGAGCGTTCGGCCTCCCGATCTGCTGAAAGGGACCAAGTCTGCCGACGCCTGCTGCGGCGTTAGCACGCATACTGGCCATTGGATGATTTCCGACATTGCCGCTCCTTAACGCCACTCGGCGCCGCCCTTCTGCTGCTGATATTTTGAGACTGCAGCGGGCGCTTGCTGATTGGCGGCCGAGAGAATTCTGGGGGCTGCTGTGGTCACTGCGGTGCTGCTTTCACGCTTCACGTAAGCCTGAAGTTTGCCGTCGTCGTCGACGGTAACCCCCACCTGAACATCCACAGCCTGCTGCCCCGCGCTACTACGCTTGGGAATCGCGGGTGTTTTGAACTTAACCGGGATGCTGCGCCCGTCGGGCAAAGGCACCGCAGCCTCAGGTCCTGCCTCACCGAAGATTGCAGCCGATCGGGAAACGCCGCCGCGTGCGAAGCGCTTCAGCGGCTGCGGTCTGCCGCGAGCAGCAATACCGCCCTTGGCAAACGGGAAGATCGCCCCGAGCAACCCGCCGAGGAGCCCTCCGCTTCCGCCCCCGCCAGGTGCGCCAAACGGCCCCTTACCGAGAATCGCCGCTTGTGCGACGGCCTCGATGAGGGTGTTCAGGAACTTGTCGAGCGCCTTGTTTCCCGTTTCGATTTTGGGGATGAGTTCGGAGAAGGCGTCGTAGAAGGCATCTCCGAAGAACTCTGCCTGCTCACGCACCTTATCCTGGGTAGCTGCAAGTTTCTCGGCAGCCGAGGATGCATTGGCATAGCCAGCCGCGAGGGTGTCGATCTGCGCAGCAAGTTCCGGTGTGATTTCTTTGCCGGCGCTCTTTGCTGCATTCAGAAGATCCTGCTTTGACGCAGCGAATTCAACGGCATACCCGAAGTCATTTAGAAGTGGGTTTAGTCCAGCCTGCGCTGCGGTTTCAGCCTGAATGGCTGCGGTTCGCTCCTGAATCTGCTCGATTTCTCGCTGCAGTTCGTCAGCGCTGCCACTACCACCACTGCCGCCCCCTCGCCTGCGACCACCACCCCCGCCGCCACGGCTCGGTGGCGGCTTGAAATCAGGTAGCGAGACTGGATTTACGGCGGCTTTCTTGCGCTTTCCGCCTCTCGTCCTTGGCCCACCCAGAGAAGTGGATCCAGATTCGGGCACGGCTTCGATGCCGTTCTCGCCAAGTTGGTAGCCCGACACCGTGTCGGGGATGGCTGCCGCTGCGGCCCTGACTTCGGCGAGTTTGCCTAGCAACTCGTCGAGCCTAGCCATGGCTTCGGTATTGTCGAAGCCAACCTTGGTGTTGTACGTAATGCGCTCTTGAAGAAGCTTAACCTCGCGCTCGAGTGCTTTTACCTCTTCCTCGGCCTTCTCTTTGTCAACGTTAATTACGTTGCCCTCGGCGTCGGTTGCGCCAGAGATTCTGTTCAGCGTATCAAGAACCGCATTCAGCCCCTCGTTGTTGGCGAGAAAATCCCTGAATGCAGTGTCGGCGTCCTGAATCTTCTTGATTAGGCCGGAAACGTCGAAATCATCAATAGCGCCGGCTGCATTGTTAATGCCGTGCGCAAACCGCTCGCTCGCGCCAGTCGATTGATTAAACTCGCGAACAACGTTCGTTAGAGACGTCCAGAGGTTGTTAGTAGCCTGCGCAATTGTGAAAGTCGCATTGGCGGCTTTCTGCTCGAGGATGACGGATCCCGCCTCGAATGCACGGAAGAAGGCCTCAGAGGAAATTGCGCCATCCACAACCAGCTGTTTCAGTTGCGAGACGGAGCCGCCTGCCTCCTTCAGGCCGGCCGCAGCTGCCTGAGCGATCGTCGGTGCGCCTTCAAGGATGGAGTTAAACTCTTCAGCCTGCACTTTGCCGCTGCCGAGCGCCTGCCCCAATTGCAAGAGGGCACCGCTAGCGGCCTCCGCGTCTGTACCCGCCACGCGGAGAGCCAGGGCAACGTTGTTGGTAAAGTTGAGCAGCTCGCCGCTGGTGACGCCAAGTTCCTTCTGCGCCTGCGCCGCCTTGCTGTATAGCGAAGCTAGCGTCTCGATAGGCGCGCCATTGGCTATCGCCGACTTGGACAATCCTTCGTAAACGCGCTCCAGTTCGGCGCCAGAGAGTCCGGCCACCTTCAGCGAGTTATCGATGCGAGTGGCCGCTTCGGAAAGATTGCCAATGCCACGGATAACATCCGTGAAGACGAAGGCACCAGCGACGGCGGCGCCGGCCTGCACCAGAGAGGCAGTCATTGCCTTGCCGGTAGATGCGGCCTGCTTCTGGATCTGTCCAAGCTGACGGTTCGCCAGGCCACGTGCTTTGCTAAGAGAATTCTGGTAGCCCTTGAGGTCAGCACTCAACTGGACGACGAGGCGTTCAAGATCGGTTGCAGCCATTTAAAAGTCCCCGCTGTCGGCCTCATCTTTAGACTGCAGCCATTTCCAAAGATCGTCCGCCTCTGCGTTGGACATCTTCTCTTCGCCGCCGCCGTTCGCCTTCACATACCCGTCGAACGCCGCCGCGAACTGCCACATGGACATCGCGTTCACCTGCTGCGGTGTGAAGCCCATTGCGACGCCAACTCCATAGATCGATGCAAAGCGGATCTTGCCGTTAGGCAGATCATCTACGCTGCTTCTGGAATTGGCGCTTCCTGCTCCCCCACTGGCTCCTCTGGCGCCCCCAGCAGGCCGGCAGAGATAACCGCAATGGCGATCGGATGGTTTTCAAGCGGAGGGCGGCGCTCGACGTACTGCCGAGTCTTTTTCAGCGCATCGGCGGGGGGCATCCCGCCGCCAACGAGTCCAAGACGGATGACGTTGGCGATGTCCTGCACGCGCCACTGGTGAGAGTGCAGGCGATGCAGGACCATGTACGGTCCAGCATCGCACTCCTCTTGCAGTGTAACGAGCTCGCCCCAGCCGAGACGGAACGAATACGTCCCGTCTCCGAAGTCGAGCTCAATCCTGGCGTCGCGAGCCATTAGAAGGTATCCGTGCGGACCAACTCGCCGTCGGACTGCATCGAGACGTTGAGCGTCACACGACCGCCCTGCTCTGCGCCGATTTCAAGGGATTCGACGTGCATTTTGCCGGTCCAGGTAACAGTGCCAGTCGAGAATTCGATCTCAATCTTGATCGCCACGGACTCGGTGCTTTCGTACCCGTCAAGCCAGGTCTCAACCGCGGATGCAGCAAGAACGCCCTCGCCGGAAACAGATGCGGAAATGCTCTCCACGTCGCGGCCCAACACAATGGGCTTGTCGGGATCTTCGCAATCCGGAAGAGCAACTTCGGAAAGCGACTTGGTGAGCGAAAGCGACTTGGACGTAAACCCGCAAGGTGCGGTGTAGGTACCAGTTCCTGCCAGGTCGAGCAGGACACGGAATTTGCCGAAGCGCGCAGTGATTGGTGCCGCCATTTTGTGGTCTCCATAAAAAAGGCCGCTCAGAGCGGCCGCGATGTGGTGGTGATTGGTGAATGGCGGCTACGTGATCTCCACGAACGCCGTAACGCTGATTATCGCGCGATTAGTAACGCCGTCGCTTTCGCGCTGGTACCGCGTGATGCGGTGGCGAAGGCTCGCCAGTGCATTAATAGCAAGAGAAACTTCAGCCTCGTGCAGCGCAGCGCGAACGGCTCCGGAAAGCTTCCTGACTTCCGCGCTGCCGAAAGCTTCGTTCGGCCCCCAAGAATAGCAGTCGATCTGCAGTGTGATTTCTATCCCGTCGAGGCAATCTGCATCGTCTGTGAGTGCGTCGGATGGCCCCATCGAAATGTACGGCGATTGGGCTTCTCCATCCGGCGGACGATCGTAGACGCGGTAACCGACAAAAGAAGCAACCAGCGGGTCGGCTTTCAGTCGCAGAATGACGGCGGCAGTGAGCTCATATGTCGGATCCACTAGCCGCCTCCCGCTGCCACTTCTTTGGCCGCCTTGTTCACTGCGCGCGTGATGCGACCTTTGACACGCTTCCGATTCGCCCTGAACGAAACAAAGAAGAAGGGCGAGGCTGCAATGGCTGGGATCGTCGCGCCCGCGAACATGCCGCCTGCCGTGTGCGCCGCCGTCCCGAATTCAACGAAACGAGCATAATAGGCGTCAGCATTGCCAGCGTAGATCGTGATGGTGTTTTCGCTACCGGTGCTGCGCATGCCCTGCCCGCGCACCGTTGCGATGGTCAAGGCACCTTTCGGGGCTGAACCCCACGTCCAGTCGATACTGCCCTTCAGGTCGCCGCTCTTCTCGGGCACAAGCGACTTCATCATTCGCACAATTTCAGCGGCGCCATCTTCCATTGCGTCACGAATCTTCCGCTGCGCAACAATCGGCAAAAGCGCCAACTTTCTGTTGAGCTTGTCCAGCCCGATGACTTTTGTCGTCATGCGTCTGCCTGCGTGCCGATTGTCGCCAGCATGTCGATGTAGTCTTTTTTCTGAGAAACGTTCACAGGTGGCGAAGTGATTGCGTAGACTGCTCCAGATCGGGCATCAACTGCCCGCCATGTGGCGTCCAGCGAGCGCGTAGCCACATGCGAGCGAACACGTATGGTCACAGGCTGTAATCCTTGCAGGCGAGCGCCCATGACGGCTTCTGAGCCCATGCGAGGGATAATCTCCGCAGCATCGGTGAAGACCGTGGAATATTCTCCGATTACGATTCCGCCATACCCGTCATCGCCGACGGTTCTTCTTTGGAAGTTTAGCCTCGAGCGAAGTTTGCCTGCGGGCATCTGCCGGCCTTTCGGTTGGAAGTGCCTTGCCCGCCGCAACGGCTGCGGCTGCGCAAGCGCGCGTCACATTACGGGTGGTGTCAGCCTTAAAGGCGATCGTTACGGGCGGACGAGGTTTCCAGTCGAAATCAGCCAGAAACCTCACCCACATTAAAGCGCGACGTTCGGAAACTGGATGTCGACGGCAAGAACGGTCGTCGACTTGGCCAAGCCAATGAGGCAGACGTATTCGCCAGCGCCGACATCGGCGAGAGGACAAAGACCGCCTGGCGTGTCGCTAAGGTATACTGCTTGGCCGGCGGTCAGGACGGCACCCACAGCAAGGTCGCCGCTCTTGTGAACGGTGATAGGTTGACCGTCCGATGCTCCGTTAAGAGCGATCCCACCAGCCTGACGAGCGGCGGCAGTTGCCGAATTGCTGTCGGCAAGCATCCACTTTTTGGTGGTCGCGCTTTTGTAGACGGATTTGCCGGCCGTAATCGCTTCGCCGGCCGCGCCGTGCTCTTGTGCGGAGTTTGAGCCCGCGATGATTGCTGAAGGCGTCAAGACTAGGTCCATAGAATGTCCTTTTCAGTCAGGCCACCCGGCCGACTCTGTAGCGTTCAAGAATTGATGCGACGCCCAGCGGCAACTCAGCCAAGCCGCCGTCCGCTACCGCTTCACGGTTTTCGTAGAAGTGGCCGACAAGCAGCAGCAGCGCCCATCGGAGATCCTGCGGCAACGTTTGATAGCCACATTCAAATGTGACCTTCACCGCTCCCGGTTCGCACGCGGCTGACGGCCACGATGTGTCTCGCGCAGGCCAAATCCGCAGTGGCTGCTGGTCCAGGTCGTACCGCAGACCCGACACGGACTGATCGGCGCCAGCGTCGTTGCGGTACGTGACCGACGTGACGGCGGTCACTGGGCCAAGCGGAACGATGATCTCACAAGGAAATTGGTCAAGCGACAGCCGCCAGGTCTGCGAAAGCAGCGCAATGCCAATGCCGCTCGGGCCTTCGACCGATGCTTCCGCGGCTGCAATCATAGACGTGATGTCATCGTCGTCATCGTCGTGGAATACGCGCAGATGGCGCTTGGCCTCTGCGAGGGTCACGGCCGGTCCTGCCGGCGCAACCGTTCTGACCAGCCGTGTCCATTCGTTCATTTACGACGTCCCTTGGGCGGTGCAGTTGCCGGTGGAGCAGCGTCATCGAGCATCTCACCAAGAGTCTCCCAACCTGCGCCCACCTGCTCCTTGAAAACGTCGAGATCAACAACCTCGCCGCGGCGGTACGAAAATGTATCGCCAGCTAGGCTCGACAAAACTTTGATCTTCATGGGAATAGGGAGGCCGAGGCCTCCCTCCTCTCGTTAGGACGCAGCGTGCTGGAGCGTCTTGACCGCGGCCGCGTCGAGCAACTCGCCGTCAAGACGGGTGAAGCCGATGAAGCCGGTCTGATCGTAGTCGGCGTAGCGCTCAACGAGGCGGCGGATCGCGAATTCGCGCACCATGCGGACGACGTAGCGGTTAAACGCGCCAAACACGACCGACTTATTGGAGGCGCCGATGGCAGCCACTGCCTGGTTAATGCTGTACGGCTTCTCGAGAATGGTCGCCGGGGCGCCCGTCCTCACATCGGCCGGCTGCCAGACATACCGATCTTCCACGTCCTTGATCTTTCTCAGCGCCTTGAGAGTGCCGTCGCTGAACATCCAGCGCGCCGACGGGTCGTCGCGATATGCGGGGTCAACAGCGTGGAAGAGATCGATCAGGTTGTCGAAGGTGATCGCAGCGGCAGCAGCAACGCCGGTTACAGCGGTCGCCGCGGTAACGATGCCGTTCGGCTGACTCGAGCCAGTGCCGACGGTCAGGTGGCGGTTGCCGATACGGCCGATACGCTCCGCCATCGCGGAACGTACGGTTCCTTCGACGTCGATCGCCGAATCCTGCAGAAGCTCCGCGGAGACCAGCACAACACCGGAGGTGTACTTGTAGGCCTCGAGGGTCTTTGTGCCGAACGCCACTTCACTCTCGGTGACCTGCGTGTTTTCGCCGATAAGCGCGCCCTCGTTAGAGGTGTCGTCCATCGTCGGCCACGGGATCGAGTTGCCGGCGGTCGTGGTCAGTACCCGTGTGATGCCAGGGTCCAGCATCGGACCCCAAGCCTTGAGCGACTTGACCAGTTCGGCCATGAAGCCCTCTGGCACAAGGTAACCGCCCTTGGAATCGGTACCGACAGCTTGAGCGCGCATCTCGCGAACGATCTTCCGTTCCTCGGCGGGCATGTCTTCTAGGCCGTGACGGAGATAGCTCCGGAAGGCCGCAGCGCGGGCTTCGTCGGCGCTCTCGTGCCGGCCACCCTGCACCGATCGATCTTCACCGTTCGGACGGCGGTCGTCAGCGGCGTTCAGGTCGCGCTCACGGGCCTCCAGAGCCTCCTCGCGCTTGATGCGCGCCTCCAGGCGGTCATATTCGGCCATGGCCGCGTCATGCTGGGATTCGAGTTCGGCGACACGCACTTCTGCGGTGTCATCCTTAATGTCGGCCAGGAGGGCGCGAGCGTCAGCAACGAGTTTCTGCTGCTTTTCGCGCAGTTCAGTAATCTTGGACATAGAGTCTCCATACTAAAAGAGCCCGCGGAAGCGAGCTCAGTGGGATCAGTCTTGGTGGGTGACAGCGCTTGGTCAGCGCGTGCTGCGGACCTTAAGTTCAAGGTCCATTTTCAGGCGGGCTCTGTGGGCCGCCCTGCTTACCGGCGCTGCCGCCGGATCTGTGATTTCTGCGTTGGCGGAGCGAGCATCTCGCCACTCCTGCAGCGAGCGCTTTCCGAGCTCGGTGTCGTCATAGGCTGGCCATGCGACCGCCGACACCTCGTAGAGCTCGACCTTGTGAATGGTGCGGATTGGCATCTCGCCAGTTTCGTCCCACTCATCATGCTTCACGGCGAAACCGAAGCTCATCCCAGAAATATCGCCCCGCTCGACAAGCGTCCAAAGGTCGTTGCCATCGGTCGTGTCAGGAACATCGACCTCTACGGCCAGGCCGCGGGAATCCTCTGACAAGCGAAGAGTGCCGCTCTTCGTGCGCCCAATGACCCGACCGGCATCGTGGTCGACTAGCGCTCTGACGTCGCCGCCAATCGCTTCAGCAAAAGCGCCTGGCGCAATACGCTCGATCCACCAGCCACCGATATCGGCGCTGACGTCGAAGACAGCCGCATATCCAACCAGCGTGCGCTTTTCATCGGCGGCTCGCGTTTCAACGCCAAGCGTGCCGCCACGTTTCTCAATCTTAGTCATGCGGCTTGTGCCTCGTCGTCGGGGTTGTTGTCGCTGGCTGGCTGGCGAGCCGCGGTACTTTGCATGCCCAGAGGAACAGTGGCGCCTTGGATATGAAGCTTGTCGGCGTCGCCGCCCTTGCTCGGCCAGTTCTCCATCGCGCGTACCTCATCGGGGGTGTAGATCCCGTTTTGGATGCCCTTTGCGTAGCCTTCCATACGAGTGCGGAAGTCGCCTCTCATCAGTGAATCGAGGTTAAACTCTACGAACTTGGTGCGATTGCGCGCCGAGAACAGCTTAAGGTTTAACTCCTGTTCCCACGCCTTAACCCACTGGGAAATCAGGTGCTTGGTCAACGCGAGGTCTTGCTGTTCCGTGTTGCTGAACGTGCCGTGAGTTAGATCCTGCAGGAAGACGGGCGGGATGCCGTAAATGCGCGCGATTTCCTCGATCCCGAGACGGCGAGACTCCACCATCTGCGATTTTTCCGGATCGACGCCTACGGCCTTCAACTCATGCCCTGTCGGCATGATCATGACGTTTCGACGCTCGGCGTTGGCGTCTCGAACGGCCTTCTCGACGTCCTGCGACGCCCTCGATGCAGCTGCCGGAGACGGCATTGGACCGTAAAGCGCCAGAGGCGGCACGCCACCGTTCGCGAAGAACTTGCGCGCGTACTCGTCCAGCGCGAGCGCTAGGCCGACCGCACCTTTCAGCTTGCTAATCGGATCGACGTGAGACACGCCATCCGGCTTCAGCATGAAAGTCAGGTCGAGGACTTCGTTGGCTGCATAGGTGACTTTCCGTCCACCGTCATCGTAGTGATAAAGCTTCCGTCCGCTCTTGCGCTCAATCGTCAGCTTGTCGGTGTCCAGGGGCCAGATGTTCATCACCCTGCCGGCCTTGTTTCGCTCAATGAACGAAACACCACGGCCACGCAGCAGGACGTTGATCATCATGCCCTTTCGCCACATGAACGACGTGAGCTCGTCGTTTGGCGCGTCATGCAGGATGCCGTAAAGCGGGTCAGACTCGACGGTGTCACGTCCCTCTCCGCTCTTTTTGAATACCTGCAGCGGAAGACTGGCGATCGTGTTAGCAATGAAATTCACCGCACACCACACTGCCGGCACCTCGAGCGCCGTTTCGTGCGTCACGACAACTCCGGCCACGCCGTGCCATTCGCCCATCAGCGTGCGCCAGGCGTTGACGTCGGAGAGCGGAACGCTCGGGTTTTCCAGACTCGCTCGCGTTTCCGCGGCGGCTATTCTAAATGGCCACATCAAACCACCGCTATTTTGAAATTGGGATCTTCCCAGGGAGAAGGCGCTTGCGCTCCGCCGAATGCGCGCAGGTGCAAACCGAGGGTCATGATCAACGCGATTGCGCCATCTATCTTGTTCTCTGGCCGCTCTTTGCGGGGATAGACGTTTTCTTTCGCGTCGTAGTGCCCTACAACGTTGCCAATCATCCACGACAGAGGGTCGCGGGGGCCGTAAGGGTGGGCCATCTTTCCGGAGCGCATGAGCGCATCGAGTTCTTTCGTCGGCTCCGAGAAATTTTGAACCGTCTGCCGATACTCAACAACGTTGGCGCCCTGCTCGGCCAAGTGATTAGCCATTTGTTGCGCCTGCCATGGATCGTAAGCGATCTCCAGAACATGAAATCGGCTCGACATCTCAAGGATGTCCTGCTCGATCCTGTCGATGTCGATCACGTCGCCTGGCGTGGCGATCAGCTTGCCTTCAGCTTCCCACCCACGGTACGAATCGTTGCGGCTTTCAATGATTGCCTGCTCCGGAACGTAGAGGCGAGCGAACGGGTAAACCTTGTCGCCGCGCTCAAAAAGCGCCACGACTGCCGCAATGTCGACCTTTGAGGCAAGGTCGACAGCTATGCGGCACGGCTCACCGGCGAAGTCCTCAATATCGATTTCTTCGTCGAAGCATCTATCCCAGGCCCGCATGTCATAAAGCGCTTCGTTCGTCTGGATCCAGACGTTCAGGTGCTTCGTCAGAAAGTTCGCCTGAGACGCTGGCGACGACATCGCCTTGCGACAAAGCGCAGCTATGTGCTCCGGCTCAACGGATACCCCGTAGTTCGGATTCGCCTTTCGCCACGTAGCCTCTTCGGTCCAGTCATCGTCTTTGTCGATCGTGTAGATGATGCCGAAATAGGTGTCATCCTGCGCCGTGCCCTTCAGAATGTTGATCGTATAGGCGCGGTGCTCGTAGCAGATTCCGGTTTTGTCAGCGCCAGCCGTGGTGATGGCCCAGACCATCGACTGGTTGCGCTTGCCCGCTCCCGTTTCGATCGCGTCGTAAACGCCACGGTCGCGGTGCGCGTGCAACTCGTCGATCAGGGCGAAGTGAACGTTCTTCCCGTCGAGGGAGTCGGCGTCGGCGGAAAGCGCCTCGAAATAGCTATTCGACCGCATTTGAATGATGCGGTGGGCCTCAACATCGATGCCGAGTGCTTCGCGCAATGCCGTGGCTCGGCGAAGCATCGCCTGCGCAGCCGAAAACGCGACTTTTGCCTGGTCTCGAGTGCGCGCCGCAGAGTAGACCTCGGCGCCGCCTTCCTTCTCACCAAATCCGCAATACAGCGCTGGTCCGTCAGAGAGTGTCGTCTTGCCGTTGCCGCGGGGCACCTCTGTGTACGCGCGCCGGAAGCGTCGCTTACTGTTGTCGTGCCTCAACCACCCAAAGGCTGTCGTCAGAATAAACGACTGCCAGGGCTCGAGCGTAAGGTTCTGCCCGGCCAGCGGCCCCTTAATGTGCGGCAAAAAGCAGGTGAACTTGCAGACGCGCTCCGCTGCATCGTGATCGAAATAGTAGAGCCACCCCTCCTCGCCTATCGAGCGGGAAATGTCATCCAGTTGCCGTTGGCACGCCTGCTGAACGTACTCGCACGCTGGGATGCGACCTCCAACCACATCAAGAGCATAACGGTAGCCAGCCGCAACGTGCGGATACTTCTCGGCGTCAATGTCATATTGCATGAGCTCACTTGAAATCCGCGAACGGGTCCGCCTCCGGCTCCTTGGCGCCTGGCGCCTGAACCTTGCTACGGTCGGTCGGGCTGAAGCCGAGTTTGGCCAGCGCGCCGATCAGTTTGGAAATGCCGCCGCCGTCGAGTGCGTTTTTGCGAAACAGCGCCATTAGCTTGACGGCGATCTCGAGCATCAGCCGGTCTGCGTCGGTGAGCCAGAAACCGTAGCCGGCGAGCTCATCCCAAAGCTTCCGCTCTTCAGCGTCGAAATGTTCAGGGGCCGCGCCCACCGGACCATTCGGTCTCGGCTCGTTTTTCCGCGCGGTCTTGCGTTGCGGATCTTTCTTGAAGGCGCCCTTCAATTCGAGGGCAGCCGTCGGCTTCCTCGGCCTTGCCATGGCACCAAACTCCGATTTCGAATTTTGCGGACGTGAATTTTTTCTTAGGCCGCCGGTTCGCGGCGGAACGGCCCGAGCGATGTTCCACGCCCCTCCCCGTCGCGCTCCTCGCGCTGCTTGGCACTGTTATGGTGGTGGGCACATAGGGACTGGAACGGGCCGGACCAAAAGAGTTCTTCACTGCCGCGGTGGGGCGTGACGTGGTCACAAACGGTTGCAGCTTCGACGACCTCATCCTCAAGGCACATGACGCACAGGGGATGAGCGCTCAACTGCGCTTCTCTGATCGATCGCCAACGCTTGGTGCCGTACCAGGCGCGCCAGGGCGTATCGTACCGGCTGCGATCTGCATCACGCTTTCGCTCTTGTGTGGAGCGCTGGGATGGCGGGCGAAATGGCTGAGCGCGTGAGGGCATTGCAGTTCTCGCACGTGACGACTCGCTATACTGTCGCGGCATATCGGTGGGGGAAATGATGTCGCTAAACCAATTCCAGATAATCAAGTCTCTCGGCGAGGCTCTTTCGTGGTTTGAGCGGGAGCTCTCGTGGGGCGTCCCCGCCGCAGAGCTCAATCACCTGACAGGCAGAATCGGTGAGCTTTACACGGCCATGTTCACCTATGGACAGATGGCGACGGAGGTGAACCAACGCGGCTATGACGTCGTCAGCGCTGGCGGTGAGCGCATTTCCGTGAAAACGATAACGTCTAGCAACCAAGTCGGCTTTAATCACAATACGTTCGAGTACGTCGACCGAGTAGTCGTCCTCCGCATCAACACGGAGGACATGGCGATCGAGATCCTCTTAGATAAACCTGCGAGCGAAGCGCGGGCCATCATGAGAGAGGACAAAGCCGGGAAGTTGATCTTCCCGATCTATCGATCTGCGGCCCAAGCCGATGACGTGTCCGTTGCCGACCTGCTGGTCACCAAAGAAGCGCAATACAAAGGATACACGCTCAAGCAATACGAGAACGGGACTGTCCAGGTTATCAAAGATGATGAGCTGCAGCAGCCCGCGCTTCCGATCCTGCGAGAGTTCGCGGCAGAACTTCAGGTCGACCCGCTCAACAGCACAGGCTCGCCGAAGAATACTCGTTATTTGGGTGACCAAATCATTCGCAAGATTATCGAGCTGCAATAGCGGCCGGCTCAACCGTTGCCGGGAGCCGGCCGCATGATCGCCCGTCGCCGAGAGGAGGCAGCGCCAGGCAATGGGGATGAGGCAGTCCCGGCGATGCTCGCGAGTTTACAACGTCCGCGGCCCGACAGCGCCTCAAAGCAAAAAGGCCGCACAAGGCGGCCTTCGGGGATTTCACCCCTTCAATAAAATACGACGTGAAGACGCTACTTACCGGACATCACGCCGCGATTTTTTCTTCAGCCGGCGCAGTTTCCACCCTCGCCGTCTCGTCGAGATCGATCAGCGCGTCAATCGCTGCGTCAATGAGTGATGGACCACGCTTCTCTGCGTATGCAGGCGCCTGCCCCATAGCGACGCCAATCTCCTTCGCTGTCGCATCGGTTATCGCCATATCGAGCACAAGTGCATGGCGGCCGAGGTGATGGCGGAGATGGTCAACATAGTCGAGAACCTCGACCTGCCGCACGAACTCCGGCTCTCGGCCAGCTGCCGCCGATATCTCGCCCAACGGCTTCGGCTTTTTCACCCCTCCAACCCACTGTGGACCGGAAACCAGTCCATCCTGGCATCGGGTTGCCGGAAGAGGGAGTCGGTCGAATGGGACCGAGCCATCGACGCCGAGGCTGCACAGGAGTTCTCGAGCCTCTTTGACGCCGAACCGGCCGTGCTTGTTCTTTGCGCTAGGTTCCTCTCGCGGCAAGGGCGAATTAGTCGGCCCTGAACAACGGCTAAATCATTGATCTTCTGGCGGTCGGAAGATCTGGAGAAGTATTCAATTTCGCCATGAGAACGGTGAGCGCGGTCTTGA